CTTTAATGATCTGGATATTAAGGGCGCGCTGACAGCTCTCTCCTCTCTTGATCCGAATAGTATCGCTGCCACGATATCAGATGTTGCTAAAAAATCGGGTCTCCCGCTCGAGGAAATCGAAGGGCGTGTGCGTGCGATCGATACTTCGGTTGCTGGTAACCTACAAAAAAGTTCCTTCACTGCTGAACTCGGCGAGACTTCTGCGATCGTAAATCAGGTCAATGCACAGACTCAATTGTGGGAAGGTGAGAAAACAAGTATTCAAGGGCGACAGGATATAGGACAATGATAAAATTTTCTGAATTTCTCGTAGAAGCATCGGGCAAAGGTTTGACAATGTTTGACGTTGACGAAACTATGTTTATAACTAAAGCTAAAGTCGGTGTAGTGAAAGACGGTAAAACAATTAAAAAATTAAATAATCAAGAGTTTAATGTCTATAAGAAAAAAGCTGGAGAAGAGTTCGATTTTGGTGAGTTTACTAACGCAGAAATATTTAATAAAACTTCTACACCGATTGCGAGAATGATTGATAAAGTAAAAGCGATTCTTAAGAACGCCACAAAAGCTGGTAGTAAGGTAATCATAGTCACAGCAAGACCAAACTTCGATAATAAGAAACTATTCTTAGATACATTCAGACAACAGGGAATTGACATAGATAAGATATATGTTGAAAGATCTGGAAACTTAGGACCCGGGTCAGCGGCTGATAATAAAATAGTTATTTTTAGAAAATATCTAGATCAAAAAATTTATAAACGTATAAGATTATTCGATGATGCAAAGAGTAATCTCTCTGCATTTTTATCATTACAAAAAGAATATCCAGACGTAAAGTTTGAAGCATGGTTAGCTAAAAAAGACGGCGGAGTTAAAAGAGTTAGATAAATGGCAACTAAACAAAAATATGAATTCAGCTATGTGAATAGCGAAGAAGAACTTGAAGCAGAACTTCGAGCAACTAACCGTGAGATTACCGAGGTAGTCGTACACTGGACCGGTACCTTTTTGAATCAGGATATTGGTGCTGAAGAAGTACACAGCTGGCATACTCAGCGAGGGTTCAGTGGATGTGGTTACCATTACCTCATTCGGAAGGACGGCCGCCTGCAGCGAGGTAGACCACTCGAAAGAGCTGGAGCACATGCGCTGGCCAATGGCCATAACAATTTCTCGATAGGTATCTCATTTGTCGCAGGATATAATTGTATGTCAGGAGATCCAGACCGAGATCAGAAGGTAGGATCTGGTAGTATTAATGAGAATCAATTCAAATCATTTGATAATTTTATGAGAGCTTTCTATAAAGTCTATCCGGGAGGTCAGGCTTTTGGCCATGCAGATACAGACGATAAAGGAAAGACAGATCCGGGCTTCGATGTAGAAGACTATGTTTTTAATAAGTTCGGAAAACAAAATACAACTCTGGGTTCAGAGAAGGCGAAGAGTAGAGTAGAGCTTGTGAATACTCCGCCGCACTGGCAACCACAGGTAAGGGTAAGAACATGAGTACTGAAAACGACGAACTCCAACAAAGGGAAGCTACCCTTGGTACTGCAAAAGAAAATAGTGTCGGAATATTTCGTGCAGGATTTCACGATGTAACTGGTACATATCCTCGATCGAGATATTTCTTTGGACCGGGTATTAACGAAGCGGCCAGAGGTGTTCGGCGTAATGAGCTTTATGTCGGTGGTTCAAATCAAAAGATGAACCTTGGCTTAAAGAGAATGCCTAACTCTCAATACCCATTAAATCAGGTAGATGAAAGTAAGGCTGGTCATGTAATAGAAATTGACGATACACCTGCGGGTGAACGTATACTCATTCGACATAGATCTGGTGCCGGAGTAGAAATGAGAGCCGATGGAACGATTCTTGTTGCTACTCGAAATAATCACGTGACTATTGTTCAAGGTGATTCCAAATTACTTGTCGAAGGAGATGCTGATATTCAGCATAACGGTAATCTAAATCTAGATGTATCTGGTGACTATACTCTTAAAGTACAAGGTGACATGAATGTAGAAGTTGCTGGTGATATTATTGAAACAGTGACAGGTAATCGTAGGAAAAAAGTATATGGAAACGATAACTTAAATGTTATTGGCAATGCCTCTCAGACAACAAAAGGTGTTATGACAAATACCACATTAAATGGGAGAAATGAAATTGTAAAGGGAAACTGGGGTCTTACGGTCGACGGCAATCAAACGTATTCGAGCAGTGGCGATCTTAAGATGTCTTCCGAAACTCGAGCAAGCACGTCTTCTCCTGATATTAATATTGCGGCAACTAGTTTATCGGTCTTTGGTGATACCGGAACTATCGGTGGCGAGAACATCGTGATGTACAACTATAATATGTACACTGGACATTCAATAACAGCAACAGATACTATTACAACAAACACTGCATATACTCAACGAGTGAATGCGACATCTATGCATGCCACAACATTCCATGGTTCTCTTGTAGGTAAAGCATCATTTGCCGAAGCGGCCGATCAGGCGGGTTCAGCTCCTCTTGGACCGGGTGCTGGTGGTGGAACATTAACATCCACAACACATACTGCAGAACCAGTAGATCCTAAAGCTACAGCGCTTCCTACAGATAGTTTACTTGATTCATATTTGAATAAATCAGATAAAGGTGTTGCAAAAGTAAAAGTCGACCAAGGTTCAGGACTAGCAGATGAAGTAGATCAGTCAACTAATAACGATGGTTATGGCAAAAAGACATTAACGACAGGTCAAGTAAGAAGTAAACTACGAGATGCATCAGCGCGTGCCAGTAAAGCTTTTGTTGCGACAGCCGTAGGTACTGGTGCTATTAGTGATGATACTACTAATACAACTCCTCCAAGCGTAAATAGAATAAGATCAAAGAAGCCTACAGATACTATTGGGTCTGTTCACATTGGTCAACAGAATCCTACTCAGGCTACAACAAAGTTTAAGCCGAATCCTACTGTCAAGCAAATGCTGCCAGATCCTGTTTACAATGTTAACTTTAGCACAAACATTCTTCCTAGCACTAAGCTTACAAAGGGTATTACTATTGCTAAGTACTTAGGTGGACGAGGTGATCCTATTACTCTTCGCCATATTAAACCTAAGGCTAGACGTCCTATCGCAAGACAACTTTATCTACAAGCCGAAGCGCTGAAATCAGTAGACGATAATGAAGGTAAGTTCAAAGATTACCGTATGGTTGTTGTTGAAGGATTATATAAACCCGGAGAAAATGAAAGAATTGAAGCTGGTTCATTGAATGATCTTATGTCAAAAGGTCGTGCTGCTGTATACGAATTAGTTAATAGCGAAGGTGTATCAGATGTACAGAAAACGTTTGATCTAGCAGTGTACTTGAAAGATAACCTTTATTATGAAAAGCTTATATTAGACTACGATACTTTGAATCCAGATAGAGAATTGAATGCACAAATTATTATTGTAATGCCAGAGGTTGATGAAACTTTTACTGGAGTCTATTCAATGAAGATCGAGACTAGCTTTAATTTTGAAGTTCAAAGTGATAAAGAGTTCGTAGAAGTTGAGAAACCAGTATAAATAGAGATAATAAATTAGAGAGTTCCTATGGCATCCAGAGCATTTAGCGTAGAAGATGGTAACTTAAGCACGCAGAGTACATTAACTGCAGCTCGTAAACGTGCATTTTCAGATATAGATTTAGCATTCAATGCTCGTCCTAATGGAGATGTATATAAGAAGACTGATGCAGCATCAATTAAGCAATCAGTAAAAAATCTTCTTTTAACTAATACTGGTGAAAAACCATTTAGTAGCTTTGGTGGTAACCTAAGCGACTTCTTATTCGAACTAGCAGATGCAGACATAGAATTTGATATTAGAGATCAGGTAGTAAGAGCTATCGAAAATTACGAGACTAGAGCGCAGGTTTTAGACTTAGAAGTTTTTCCTAATATCGATAGAAATGAAATCAGAGTTAAGATAACGTTTTTAGTTAAAAACATAGATCAAATCATAACTTTAGAAACAAACATTACAAGGTTAAGATAAATGGCTACAGTAAATATTGAATCAACGCAATTAGATTTCAAACAGATTAAAAACAATCTGAAAACGTATTTAGCTGCTCAGTCAGAATTTTCTGATTTTGATTTTGAAGGTGCTGGTATTAATAACATCTTAGATGTCTTAGCATATAACACACACTTTAATGCACTAAACGCAAACTTTGCTTTGAATGAAGCTTTCCTTAATACTGCTCAGCTTAGAAGCTCGGTTGTTTCTCATGCACAATCCTTAGGTTATCAAGTAAGAAGTAGAACTGCAGCAGGAGCTACAGTAAATATATCGCTGAACCTTTCAGGTGTGTCTAATAGAAACACTACATATACTCTAGCATCTGGTACTAAGTTCTCTGCTTCTGTTGATGACATATCTTATACGTATCAGACATTAGAAAATTGTACAGCCACTGATGATGGAACTGGATTCTATTCATTTGTTAATTCATTAGGTTCTCCTTCTATCGTTATTAAAGAAGGTTCACTTAAAACAAAAACGTTTTATGTAGGTGAAACAAGTGAAAGACAATTATATGTTATTCCAGACTTAACGATTGATACGTCTACTGCAGTTGTAAAAGTTTATAACTCCCCAAGTGCAACAGCATTTGCATCTTATGTCGATATTGCTAAAGCAGTGCGGGTTGTTTCTACTTCTAGATTTTATCAATTAGCCGAAACTCCTAATGGATTTTACGAGTTAAACTTCGGTGATGGAGTATCATTTGGCCAATCACCTTCAACAGGTAACGTTGTCACAGTCGAGTATCTTTCATGTGTAGGAGAGATCGCAAATGGCGGTGAAGTATTTACACCTAATGCGAAGTTCTCAGTAAATGGAACTGGATTCGATCTAACAGTAACTACTGCGGCAGCTGCTACCGGTGGTGATAAAAGACAAACAATCGAATCTATTAGACAGAATGCGCCTATTGCTTTTGCTGCACAGCAAAGATTAGTAACTGCCGAAGATTATAAAGCTATTATTCTAGAAAATTATTCAAACATCCAAGATGCAATTGCGTGGGGCGGTGAAGATAATGTTCCAGCAAATTATGGAAATGTGTATGTAGGACTTAAGTTTGCTAATGGAACTACTGAAGAACAAAAGACTGCGACTAAAGATGCTATTGTTCAGAACCTAACAAACTTCTTATCAGTACTTTCAATTGATACTGTTTTCGTAGATCCAATTGAAACATTTATTGAAGCTATTACTGTCTTTAACTTTGACCCGAATTTAACTAACGTTACTCAGGCATCTACAGAAAGCTCTGTCTTTTCTAATATGAAAACATATTTTGCAGATAACCTTGGAGTGTTCGGAGGAATCTTTAGAAGGTCGTCTATGCTTAATGGCGTTGATGATATTAGTGATGCGGTTCTTTCATCTCGTGTAGATATTAAAGTTCAGCAAAGATTTCAGCCAACACTCAATCAATCACTATCTTATGTAATTAACTTCCCAATAACAATTGCTGCACCGGATGACGTTACAACGATTATTACTTCATCTACATTTAGATTAGATAATAAAGTTTGCTTAATCAAAAACCAATTAAATAAAAACAAACTTATCATTACTGATACTCTTGGTAACGTAGTTAGAGATAACGTTGGAGAATATAATGCAGCAGCTGGAAGAATTGAACTAAATGGTTTTGCTCCTACAGCTATTACTTCAGGTACAAGCTTTTTGAAAATTTCTGCTAAGCCAGCAGATGAATCAGTAATCAGACCTCTTAGAAACTATATCATTCAACTTGATGAAGACGCTTCGTTTGCATCAGGTCAAGTGGATAGACAAACAGTTAATGTGACGCTATAATGTTAGACAATTATAATAGACGAAATCTTGAAGTACGAAATTCGATTGTACAGGAAGTCTTACCTGAATACTTTCAGAGAGACTACCCAAACCTTATTGAATTTCTAGAAGGTTATTTTGAATTCGCTAGTCAGGATGAAACAGCCAGTCTAGTGAATGACCTATATACTATCAGAGATATTGAGGCTGCTACAACAACTCAGCTAGATCAGATCTTTGCCGAGATTGCTCAAGGTGCGTCTAGAGATTATTTCAAAGATCCAAGAGAAGCACTGCGAAGCTTTGCTAATTTTTATAGAGTTAAAGGTACGCGTTATTCAGCTGAAGGATTCTTTAGAGCATTCTTCCAAGAAACTGTAGAAATAGATTTTCCTAAAGAAGATTTATTTATTGTTAGT